ATGCTCACGGGTAACAGAAAACTTCAAACGGGTAATTTAATGCTTTCTGATGCCAAAATTAAAGCACTCAAACCAAAAGAAAAAATGTACAGGGTTCTGGATGCAGAAAGACTATACATCGAGGTAAGGCCAACTGGTAAGAAAATTTGGCGGCTTAAATATACACTACTAGGCAAAGAAGGAACAATCAGCCTAGGTGAGTATCCGCTTGTTTCTTTAGCTGAGGCTAGAAAGAAAAAAGATGAAAATAAGGCATTACTCAAAGATGAGATAAACCCCGTTGAGGAAAAGCTCAGAATAAAAAAGGGGAAAAGCAAAGATGCAAGCAACACGTTTAGAGCAGTTGCCGAAGAATACATAATAGAAAATATGAAATACAAGTCTGATGACTATGTAAAACAATTTAAGTCATATATGGAAAAAGATGTTTACAAGGTGATTGGTGATAAGCCTGTCAAGGAAGTAAATTCGGCTGATGTTTTAACAATCATGAAAAACTCTGTTTCTAGGGTTAAAAAGCTAAGTCATTATGGTACTGGTGAAGCTGTAGCAAACTTAAATCGAAGATTCATTGGTCTTGTTATGCGTTATGCGGTCGTCACTCTTAGAGCCTCTGATGATCCAACGTATGCAGTAAAAGAAGCCATAGAGAAGCCAGAACCAGAACATGCTAGACCTCTGGAAAAAGATGAACGAATAAGAGCTAGGACGCGCCTAGATGTTTATGGTGGCACTAGAACCGTAAGAAATGCTTGCCTTACTTTAATGTATTCCATGTTACGCGCTTCCGAGGTGCGTAGGACAGAATGGGTTTTTGTAGACTTTGAAGATAGAATTATTAAATATCCAAAAGCTTCTAGGAGACGAAAACAGGAACGAAGTAACAAGAAAAATCATATTCATATCGTACCTATGTCAGATCAACTCTATGAATTGCTGAAGGAGCAATACGAAATTACAGGGCATCAAAAATATGTCTTTGCAGCCCCCTATCGTGATGATGAGATGTTAGCAAGAACTACATTAAATAGAGCACTTGTATTTATTGGCTTGCCGGAAGTAACAACTCATGATTTTCGTGCTACAGCCTCAACTTTATTGAATGAAAAAGGATATGAGCCAGATTGGATTAATAAGCAATTAGCCCATGTCGAAGAAAATAAAACTAGAGCTACATATAACCATGCTAAGTATTTATCAAGCAGACGCAAAATGATGCAAGATTGGGCTGACATTGTAGATAGCTGGGCGGTTTAGCCGACTTGTTTCTTCGAGAACTTCCACCAAGTTTTTTTGTAATAGACTTCGTCACGCAAGAAATTAATTTTTAATTCATTGCCATTGTAGTCGTAAATTTTGGTGACTTCTCCGTTTTTGTCTAGATCAGCTAATAGGTCTACATTTCGATCACTTGTTATATCTCGAATTTTAATTAGTTGAACTGACATTAGAGTGCACTCACACAAATTGAGACATTAACGTTACTATTAATTGTATGAGCTGTGCAACCTGAGAAGGTTAAGCACAGCAATGTGATGATGGATGCAACCTTAGTACGCTTACACATATAAGTTACTTCTTTAAAAAGAGTGCTCGTTCAGCTTCTCTGCGACGAACTAAACCTTTCATAACTTTGCTGCCTGCTCTATTCCAAACTAGGAATTGATCAGCAGCACCTTGATAGTCACGTTTATTCAGTTTCTTTAATAAGGTTGAATTATTAAAAGCACCAGAGCCAATGTTGTAAGTCAGCGATACCAAAGCATCAAACTGATTTTGAGTTAGGGTAACTGTCACGGCTTCATTTACAGCCTTTTCAAATTTAGCCAAGTCATGTTTAAAGTAGGCTTTTGCTTGCTCAGGTGTGCAAGTGTCACCTTGCTTTACCTTCACGCCATTAGGATAAACTGTAGTTCCAATGCCAATGGTCCACACTCCTACACCATCGTCATAAGCTGTGAATCGTGTTCCTTCAAAACTAGAAATAAGGTCAACACCAACATCACTTGTAGTTTTCCCACCTGGTGCAAGTTTATCGACTACTTTATTTAAATCGTCTACTTGTGCTTGTGTAAGCTTACCGCCTGCAATTACTCGGGCGGCATCGAAGAATGGTTTAGTTGTCATTGGATTCACCTTTCTTTTTCTCAAGTTCAGAACTACCAAAATAAAAGCCGCATGCTGTTGTCATAGCCCCAGCAATAAAACCCAATGCCGTATTAATCAGATTGCTATTTTCACGTGGCATATCCACAAAAAATAAAGCAATCACTAAAACAAACATCAGTCCCACTAATGCGAAAGCTAGATAAGCTCTTGTATTT